GCCCTTGTTCCATAGATGGTATTATACACATCAAGATAGCCAGCGAGATTTACATTACCGTCAATGTCTACTGCGTCTAAGTTAGCCGTCCCATCAACGTCTAGGTCACCAGAAGTGGTGACTGATGTTAGAGTACCTACAGAAGTAATGTTAGTTTGGGCAGCAGTCGAAAGTGTGCCTGTCAGAGTGCCACCACTCACAGTACCACTAGTTGTGATTGCACCCGATCCTACGTCAATGCTAGTAAAGCCAGAAGTGATAGAACCTGCATCTAAGGCTCCGACAGTTACCAGATTGGCAGCGGTCGTAATTGCAGCCTGAGTTGCTCCTGTAACAGTCGCTGCAGTCCCACTAGCGTTGCCGGTCAAATCACCGACAAATGCAGTGCTGGTGATGCTGGTAGCTCCAGTGACTACACCAGCGTCAACCACGATGGTGCCATCTAGCACAATTTGCTGTCCAGTCAGTGGAGTAATTAGTAGATCGGTTCCTGCTGTGCTGCTCAGTGTGTTGCCGTTAAGGTTTAGGTTGTCTACTTGCAAAGCAGTTAAGGTTCCCAGAGATGTCACATTTGCCTGTGCAGCAGTGGTCAATGTCCCAGCAAGGCTGGTCGCTGTAACCACATTATCTTTCAAAAGCACTGAGTCGATGGTGACTCCGGCATTTAGTGATAGTTCGCCAATCGTATCGGTGCTAACTTTCTTACCGACTGACACCTCGATGTCATACGCACCTGTGGTGTTGCCGTTTGCGAGCACCTCGGCAAGCGTATCGGATGCTCCCACCTGACTGTCTACATAGCTCTTAATGGCGCCCTGGGTAGCGAGCAGTACCGCAGACCCGGTAGCCAGGGTAGCGTTGTCGATGCCAGTAACTGTAGCACCTGTAGCGAGAGCGACACTCGAGAACGAGCCGGCGCCACCAGTGATCGAGGACGATCCGGTGTTGATGGTTCCGAAACCACTCGAAATACTGCCTGAGCCGAGAGCCCCAACACTTACCAGGCCCGTAGCGGTAGTCACACTGTTCTGGGTGGCCGTAGAGAGCGTCCCAGCTAGTGTCGTACCGGACACTGTGCCTGTAGTTGTTATGGCCCCATTGCCAACGTCTATGGATGTGAACCCAGATGTGATCGAACCCGTGTTCAGAGCTCCAACGCTTACTAGGCCGGTAGCAGTGGTTACGCTGTTTTGGGTAGCAGTAGATAGAGTCCCTGCGAGTGTGGTCGCCGTGACCACATTGTCTTTGAGCAGCACAGAGTCAATCGTGACACCGGCAGCTGACGTTGTTTCCGCTATCGTGTCAGTATAGATCTTCTGACCGGCTGAGATAATGAGGTCCACTGAGCCAGTGGTATTCCCAACGGCGAGAACGTCTGACAGCGACTGTAATGCCGCAGCGTCTACATAAGTTTTTACTGCTCCCTGGGTCGCTAATAGCGTGGCACTCGAGCCGAGAGCTCCATTATCGATACCTGTAACTGTAGCACCTGTAGCTAATTCTAAGCTGTTATTAGCCTTTAGTGCCGTTCCTGTGATTGCGGCAGCAGTTGAGCCACCGATCACTGAGTTGTTGACAGTTCCACCTGAAATAGTGAGATCATTGGCAACGTAGGCATCAGCCACAGCGGTCCCCTGCCAAACTCCCGTCCCTATAGTCCCTAATGTCAGGATAGAGGTTTGACCTACATAGCCAGTGGCTATTGTGATAGCATCAGCAGATACTGTAATCTTGTCTGCTGTACCGATCACATTTAGCGTGACGGCTCCAGAAGTACCGCCACCTGTCATTCCTGCACCAGCAACTACGCTAGTAATATCTCCGACTTCAGGCGTAGTCCAAGCCATTGTGCCACTACCATCAGAAGCAGATAGCACTTGGTTAGCAGACGGCACTCCTGCTGGCATAATAAGCGTGTAAGAAGTTGTTGTTCCTGCCGCCTTAAACGCAACGTATTCGCCACCAGTAGTATCCTCAAGCATCAACTTGCCAGCGTCATCAACGATTATATTACCACCCCTAATACTACCAGTGGTAATTATTGTACTGGCCCCTGTGTCTATTTCACCAAATCCACTGGTTATAGAACCAGCATTTAAGGCTCCGACTGCTGTTATTTGTGTTTGTGAGGCGTCAACATTCAATGCACCACTGGAACCTGTAAGTCCAGTCCCACCCATAGCAGTTGCTAAGTCTGCGATAGATTCTTTACGAGTCCCATTGCTGTCATCTGCATCAATGATTGCGATGCTGTCATTAGCGACATTTACGGCAGCAACCGAGAGATCGTTAAAGTTCAGTGCTAGGGTTACATCGGGTCCAGTACCATTCGTTACTGTCAGTCCACCATTCGTAGCATCAGCTACAGATTTGAGGTCGCCCTCTTCGTCTGTGACCCATGCGAGAGTTCCGGATGCGTCCGAGGTTCTGAGTATCTGGCCTGACGCGCCTACAGCACCAGGCATAGTTAACGTGTATTGAGTGACCGCAGATGGAGCTTGGACCTTTACTGTGTCAGTGCCAGCTCCTGTCTCCTGTAAACCGACAGAGTTGAACTTAATGTCGGACATCGTGACATCAGTGCCACCAATAGCAAACACGGCATCGACCACATCGACTACATTTTCATTGATAATGGTTCCCCAAGTATCTGTAGACCCACCAACAGTGGGCTTGGTCATACCTAAGTTAGTTGTCGGATTAGCCATGTTTTATCCTAGGGTTCGAGATCGCATAGAAATGGAGGAGCCGCTGTGGAGTTCTCTCTCACCCTGTAGGCGCAGGGTGGTCAATGCTTGATTGAGTCGATTCGTCCACAACGGCATTCGTTCATCGTTTTTCAAATAGGGTTCAGCCTCCACTAGAGCACCAAACAGGTAAATGTCCGGATTGTTCGTAAGCAGCCAGTTGGTGGTGGCAGAATCAGTCAGCGCCGCAATGCGCGTGTAGTAAATAATTGAAGAGGTATATGCTTGATCCGGAGAGCGCAGCACTTCTAACTGATTGCTCGAGCCCCCAATCAATGTGAAATAGTAAGGCTTGCCTGTTCCGGTCATCGTAACCCTGAGCTCTGACAAGTCTTCAGGTGACAGGTATTCTAGCACAATAACTGGCTGTAAATCCAACACAATGCGAATAATTTCCAAAGTGTTGGCAGGAAGCGTAGTATACTGACCACTTATCGAGAAGCTGTCATTTTTCGTAATCATATCCGGAGCACGGATTGTGCGATTGAAACTCGCCTCTGCGAGCTCGATAAACGTAGGTATCTCCGAAGTCAAATCGGTGCGATCCAGCCAGTTGGCTATCTGAGTTTGCAGTTGGGCGTAAGTGCTGATATTCGCCATCAGATCCTGCCCGGTCGCGTTTTGAACATTTTGTTATGGGGGTCGTTGAGCCACTTTTTCCAAGTTTTGCCGTGCAGCCCCTTACCCGACATAAAGCCTATACGCAGCTCGGCCGGCATCTGCTCCATAATCGCCTCCGGAATGCGAGCAACATGATGAAAGGTTTCCTGGGAAGGCTTTAGAGGATTTCCCCACCGGGCATTTTCATCAAAACTGTTGTAGTCCATACGATTAATTTCCAGGATCGGCTGAATATCCTGTCGAGTCTGGATAATGCTCCTCTCTTCAATCTGGTCATAATGGTAAATTTCAGTCTTACCAGTTTTTTCATCGTATGACAGCAATGCTTCTTTTTTCGTTGACATAATGCTCCAGTTAGAGGAGCAGGAGCTGACGCCCCCACTCCCCTCGAGGTTTGGAATTTAAGCTGCTGTGATTCCAGCAACTATGCCGTGTGCTGCCTCGTTGTTGACTTGCAGACCCCATTCTGAAAGAGCCATGCGTTTGTCAGCATCACCAGACTTGGCTAGAGCCTCGATGCGATACGGCCGGAGGGTTGCCAAAGCAACTTCGTCAGTATCGATCAAGAAAGCCCAGTCGTTCATCAATGCACCAGCACCAGCGTCAATCACTGTCGTGAAGAACCGGTTTGGGACTACTGATAAATTGCCGAAGTCGCTGACGTAGATGTCTGCTGCCCCTATGATAACACTTGGCTCAGCTCCATCCACATTGTATCGGCTAGAGGCGATTCCTGAGAATGCACTCACAGCAGATTTATTGAAAGGTGAAACCATCAACATCCGAGGCTCGCCACCAGACGAAAAACATTCCTGCATCGTGGTCTTGAGCATTGCTTCGGTAAACGCTGTAGGCGTTCCGAAAGACTTCCAGACCTGTGCGGCACCTGTCGGGGTCGAACCCGAATAACTAGGTGCAGTTACGTTGGTGGAAGTTTCGTTGGTTTTTAGCCAACCAGGGAAACCAGCAGTTACTCTGGCTGTGGCCGTGGCTCCGACAACAGCTCCCACTCCGTTGAGTAGGCAAGCAACTTCGATGTTCCTTTTGAGCTCTTTCGCTGCCTTAGCAGCCTGATAACCGACTTCGCTCTGGCGACCAGCCTTACGCACTGTCTGCTCGGTTCCAGAGATTATGAAGTCAACCATGTTTATCTGAGCATAATTCCCAAGCCGAACAGTAGGTGTAACTGCCGTAAATGAGCTCAGATCTTGTCCTTCTACTACCGGGGTAGCTGAGGCAGCGCTGAGGCTGTCAGTCTGCCATTCAAAATAAGTATTTTCGGCTTCCCGGGTGCCTATATTGCTCTGAAAAGGCGTCTGAGTAGGGGAAATATCAGCGATTAAATCACTGAGGTCCTCTCTGATACCCTTAGCATCATAGGTGAGAAAGCTATTCGCAACAACTGCCATTTTTTGTCATCTCCAAGTCAATCCGCTAACATTTCGGCCAGCAACGGAGCTGCGTCATCGACCTTACCGGTCGCTCTCAGCTTCTGTCGCTGATTCTTGTGTTTACGGGTGGCCGTCCGGCGAGTAGTCTCTCGACTCCCACCTCGGACACTGCCGATTTTAGATATGGCCTCGGTAATTTTCTCGCCGCCGGTCAGTTCATCGTGGATCATAGCCTTTCGCAGTATCACAACTGCTCGAGCATCGTTCAGATTGCCGAGCTCCCCCGAAGAGTAGTTCTGCGTCTGTCCGTACTCCATCAATTTTCGCTGATCTTCGGCTTGAACATTACTGTCAGCCCATTCAGGAATTTTTTCGAGCAGTATTCCGCGTTGCACCTCTAAATGCTGTTGGAGCTTTTGCTCACGCTCTTGCTCCTGTATACCATGCATTCGT